GATGTGCCCGTCTCCCTCTCCGAGGAAGAAAGGCAGAAATACGACCCCCTCCGGAACGATTTAATTCTTTCACTCGGAGAGGACGAAATCGACGCTTCCAACGCCGCCTCCCTCTCGAACAAGCTATCCCAAATGGCAAACGGTGCCGTATACGGTGAAGACAAAACCGTTCACCGCATACATGACCGGAAACTGGATGCGCTGGAAGACCTGATTGAAGCCGCAAACGGCAAGCCGGTTCTGGTGGCGTACTGGTACCGGCACGACCTGGAACGCATCCGGACACGGTTTTGTGTGCGGGAAACCCGGACACCGACAGACATCTCGGATTGGAATGCCGGGAAAATCCCCGTGGCAGTCATTCATCCGGCTTCCGCAGGACACGGACTCAACCTTCAGGCAGGCGGTTCCACGCTGATATGGTTCGGACTGACCTGGAGCCTGGAGTTATACTTACAGACGAACGCACGGCTGTGGCGGCAGGGGCAGACCGCCAAAACAGTCGTCATCCATCGCATCGTAGCCGAAGGCACCGTAGATGAGTTGATGCTGAAAGCCCTGGACCGGAAAGAACGGTCGCAGAATTCTCTGATTGATGCCGTAAGGGTCATGCTGAAAGGAGTATCATTTGGAACATTACAACCCGTATGAAAACATAGCAAACGCCATTGTCATTCAGGCGTGCAAGGATTACAGAAGGGCGTACAGACGCTATCTTCGCCGATACCGCAGCACCGAAACGCCGGATGCCGAACTGGCGGAGTTGGAAGCGTTCTTCCGCTCCGCATGGTACAGAAGCCTGACCGCCCTTGACGGCGAATATATCATGGACAGAATCCGGAAGGAGGTTTCCGCATGACGGCAAAAGAATATCTCGGTCAGGCATACCGTCTTGACCAGCGCATCAACGCAAATCTTGAGGAAGTTGCACGGCTTCGTGAGATGGCAAGCAGTGTATCCTCCCCTTCCTGGGAGGAAAAGACCGGAGGTTCCCGTCCGACAGATCCGCCGTTTGTACGGTGTCTTGTCAAAATCATGGATTTGGAGCGCCATATCGATGTGGAAGTTGACCGTCTCGTAGACCTCAAACGGCAGATTCGGACGGTCATCGAAGAACTTCCCGACCGGGACGAGCAGACCGTTCTCCGTTACCGCTGCCTTCTCAACTATACCTTTGAGAAAATCGGCGACCTGATGTGTGCGGACAGAACGACCGCCTTCCGGTGGTACTGCAAGGCACTGACCCATGTCAAAGTTCCCGAAAATCCGATTGTCATCTGAAACTTGCAACAAATGCAACACGGTGCAACAACCGCAGTATGATATACTTATCATGCGAAATAAGAATGAAACCGGAGCCTTTACGGGAGAAATCCCGTGAGGGCTTCTGTCTTTTCGGAAAGGAGGCCAATCGTTGCCGACAAAACCAAAGAAGCCGTGTTCGTTCCCCGGCTGTCCGAATCTGTGTGACGGACAGTACTGTGAAGCACACCGGGCACCGGCGAAAAAGCAGTATGACAAATACGGGCGTTCTCCCGACATCAATAAAAAATACGGACGCGCATGGAAACGCATCCGTGACCGTTATATTGTCTCGCACCCGCTGTGCGAAAAATGTTTGACCGAAGGCAGAACCGCTCCCGCAGAGGAAGTCCATCACATTCTTCCCGTATCCTGCGGAGGCAACCACAGCACCTCAAACCTGATGTCTCTTTGCCGTTCCTGCCACAATAAAATCCACCGTGAAATCGGGGACAGATAGAGCGGTTCGTATTACATCCATAACACGAACCGCTCAAAAACGCTTACAGCCGGATATCAAACATCGCCATCAGCTTTCGGAATGTGTCCTGTCCGTCAAGGCAGGTGTCCATCAGATACCCAGGCTCCTGTTCCCATTCGGAAAGACCTCTGTAATAAAACATCTTTTTGGAATCCTCAATGATAAACGGCACGATTCCATACCGCAGGCATTCCTTGAGTGCAATCAGGCGACCGACTCTGCCGTTGCCGTCCTGGAACGGATGAATCCGTTCAAAATTGTAATGAAACCGAATGATATCGTTGACGGTAACGGTAGGCAATGCAGCATAGTCATCCAGTAATGCTTTCATACGAACCGGAACATCCTTCGGCTTTGCCGTCTCTCTGCCGCCAACTACATTGGGTCTTTTCTTATAGTCACCGACCGCGAACCAAGACAGCGTGGAATCCTTGGTGCTTTGCTTCAGAATGCGGTGGAGCTCCTTGATGATGCTCTCTGTAAGCGGCTCCTCTGCAACATCGATGACATAGTCAATGGCACGGAAGTGATTGACGGTTTCAATGATATCATCTACGGGAATCCCTTCACCGACATCCACCGTATTGGTTTCAAATATCAGTCGGGTCTGATCCTCGCTTAGCTTGCTTCCTTCAATGTGATTGGAGTTGTAAGTCATCCGCACCTGCAATTCGTGATACAGCCCGCCCGGCATACGGATGCTCTTTTCATCCCGAAGCGTCTGCAACAAAGCATTATCGGAAACAGAACGGCAAAGCTCCTCTGTTGTACAGCCGAGGAAATCTGCAATCTTTTTCAGCACATGATCGGCAATCTTTTCCCCGCGGCTGATTTTTGCCACCGTGCGGGAAGAAATGCCAAGCTTCTCGGTCAGATCCGTTTTGGTCAGTCCTTTCTCCTCCAGCTTTCGGAGAAGCCCGTCATAAGAAGTCATGAAATCACCTTCTTTCTTTTACTTTACTTATTATACCACAAATCAAGTAAAAAGTAAAGGTAAAACCGCAAAAAAGTAAAGGAAGGGGCGGTCAAAATCTCTGTTTACAAAAAAATCGGACAGCGGCCCGGGGTTCCGTGTGCGAAAACGGCGAAATCAAAAGGGTAATTAAAAAGTCTGCGTCAAGGAGGTGCTATATTTGCCCACAAAATCAAATAACATCGGCGGACGCGGAGGTGCAAGACCCGGTGCGGGAAGAAAAAAGACTGCGGTCAGGGAGAAAGCCGAAAGCGGAAATCCCGGCGGGCGCAGACTGGAGGTTCTGGATATTCCCGAGGTCGAGGGTGTCGACATGCCTAAGCCCCATGATTTTCTGTCCGCAGAACAGCGGGACGGAAGTACGCTCCAGGCATCCGAGATTTACGGCGAAACCTGGGAGTGGCTGAAGAAAATCGGCTGCGCTTCCAAAATATCTCCGCAACTGTTGGAACGGTACGCCATGTGCTCAGCCCGATGGATTCAATGCGAAGAAATGACCAACCGCATGGGATTCCTGTCCAAGCATCCCACCACGGGAAAGCCGATCCCCTCTCCGTTTATCAATATCGGAATCAATTACATGAACCAGGCGGTACGTCTGTGGAATGAGATTTTTCAAATCGTCAAAGAAAACTGTGCAACAGATTATGCCGGAGAAAATCCGCAGGATGACCTGATGGAAAGACTGCTCCGTGCAAGGAAAGGCTAACTTATGTTTGAAAAAGTGAACCCGTGCCATCCCGATAAACTTGCCGACCGCATTGCCGGTGCCTTGGTGGATATGGCATATGCAAAAGAAACGGATCCCCGTATTGCCGTGGAAGTTCTCATCGGTCACGGTGTATGCCACATCATTGCGGAAACCTCTGTGACGCTGTCGGGCGAAGCCGTAACGGAAGCGGTTCACCGGATTGCCGGCAACCTTACCGTTGACTACAAAGAAGTCCCGCAGGACGGGCATCTCGCCGATAATCAGGCAAACGGAGTCCGCTGCGGTGACAACGGCATTTTCAAAGGTGTCCCGGTTACGGACGAGCAGCGTTCCCTTTCGGATCTTGCGCATATGCTGTTTGCACAGTTCGGCTATGACGGAAAATATATTCTGGACGGAGAGCGGCTGATTATCTGTCAGAGCAATGCCCCGACCGAAGAACTCCGTGAGCGTTGTCCGAATGCGGAAATCAACCCGCTCGGTGACTGGACCGGCGGAACGGATGTCGATACCGGTGCCACCAACCGCAAACTCGGCTCGGATATGGCGGATTCGGTTACAGGAGGCGGTCTGCACGGAAAAGACCTCTCCAAAGCGGATGTCAGCGTAAACATTTATGCGTTTCTCAAAGCGCAGGAAACCGGTGCGCCTGTGTCTCTCTGCTGTGCCATCGGAGACGCAACCGTGGACGGGAAACCGTATGCGGACATTGTAGCGATTGCACGCAAATACATAGAGTTCGTGGGCGGCTTTGAGAAGTTTGCGGAATGGGGGCTGATCTGATGAAGACAACCACAGAAATGCGGCTTGTCCCAATCGGCAAACTTGTTCCCTATGTCAACAATGCCAGAACCCACAGCCCAGAGCAGATCAACAAACTCCGCTCCTCCCTGCGGGAGTTCGGCTTCATCAATCCCGTTATCATCGACCGTGACTATGGCGTGATTGCCGGTCACGGCCGTATTCTTGCCGCCAAAGAGGAAGGTATCCCCGAAGTACCGTGTGTTTTTGCCGACCACCTTACGGAAGCCCAGAAGAAAGCCTACATCATCGCCGATAACCGTATGGCAATGGACGCAGGCTGGGATGAAGAACTTCTGCGTGTGGAAATCGAATCCTTGCAGGCGGCGGACTTTGACCCTCTCCTCACCGGCTTTGATGAAAAGGAGTTGTCGAAGCTGTTTGATGACAGCAAGGACATCCAGGAGGACGATTTCGATGTAGGTGGCGAACTGCAAAAGCCGACCTTCTCAAAGTCCGGCGACATCTGGACGCTGGGACGGCACCGACTCATCTGCGGCGACAGCACCAAAGAGGAAACCTACTCCGCCCTCATGGACGGTCGTAAGGCGAACCTCGTCATCACCGACCCGCCCTACAATGTGAACTACGAGGGTAGCGCCGGAAAAATCAAAAACGACAACATGGCATCGGAGAAGTTTTTCGACTTTCTCTTCGATGCCTTTTCCAATATGGAGAAGGTCATGGCGGACGATGCCTCCATCTATGTATTCCACGCCGATACCGAGGGGCTGAATTTCCGCAAAACGTTTGATGCTGCCGGGTTCTACCTCTCCGGCTGCTGTATCTGGAAGAAGCAGTCGTTGGTGCTGGGCCGCTCCCCGTATCAGTGGCAGCACGAGCCGTGCCTCTATGGTTGGAAGAAGAAAGGCAAGCACCAGTGGTACACCGGGCGCAAAGAGTCCACCATCTGGGAGTTCGACAAACCCAAGAAAAACGGCGACCACCCCACCATGAAGCCCATTCCCCTTCTGGCCTATCCCATTCGGAACAGTTCTATGGCAAACTCCGTGGTGCTTGACCCCTTCGGAGGATCCGGCTCTACGCTCATCGCCTGTGAACAGACCGACCGCATCTGCTGCACCGTCGAACTGGACGAGAAATTCTGCGATGTCATTGTCCGCAGATACATCGAGCAGGTCGGTACAGATGAAAAGGTCAGCGTTCTGCGTGGCGGACATGTTCTCTCCTTCAAGGAAACTGCCGGTTCGGAGAATGCACAGAAAGAAGGTCAGCGATGAAGACAGACCTCAAAGAAAAAGAGCGAGTTGCTATAGAACGCCTGAAAGCATTCGAGCCGGAGGACGGTTACTTTCTGGCATACAGTGGTGGCAAAGACAGCGACTGCATCAAGATTCTCGCTCATCTTGCCGGAGTCAAGTTCGAGGCAGTCCATAATCTGACCACGGTGGATGCCCCGGAGACGGTTCAGTATGTGAAAGCCCAACCGGATATTCGCATCAACCGCTCCTATGACCGGGATGGCAACCCCGTAACCATGTGGAACCTCATCGTCCGCAAAGGCACTCCGCCTCTCCGCATTTCCCGGTACTGCTGCAGTGAACTGAAAGAACCGGGCGGCACAGGCAAGATTGTAGTGACCGGTGTTCGGTGGGCAGAAAGCACGCGCCGAAAGCAGTCTGCCGATGTGGTTAGGTTCATCGGCAAGCCGAAAGACACCCAGAAAATCGCAGAGGAGCTTGGCGCAGATTACCGCACCACACGCCAGGGCGGCATCATCCTCAACGACGATAACGACATCAACCGCCGCATGGTCGAGCATTGCTATCGCACCCGAAAAACGATGGTCAATCCCATTGTGGATTGGACAGATGAAGATGTATGGGAATTCCTCACCCACTACGGATGCAAGAGCAATCCGCTCTACGAATGCGGTTTTAAACGCATCGGTTGCATTGGCTGTCCCATGGCCGGAAAGCAACTGCGGCTGGAGGAATTCCGGCGTTACCCCGGCTACCGGAAAGCCTACATCCGTGCCTTCGACAAAATGCTTGAAAAAAGAGCAGCCGAAGGAAAGCCGACCACCGAAAAATGGCCGGACGGTCAGGCGGTTTTTGACTGGTGGCTGAGCAGCTGATAAGGAGTAATCACATGACGAATAAGACTTTAACCCTCGGAAGCCTCTTTGACGGCTCACTCCGACGGAATGCGCCCGCCTTCAGGGATTTCCTGACGGTTGGTGTGCGAATCTCGGAACAGAAAAACCGACCGACGAGGAGATGTACTTCTGGCACAAGGTATTCAAGACCTACGCCGCCGTCACCGGTTGCAAAATGAAGTCGGACGCACAGATTCGAAAATGGCTGAAAGCGCCGCACTCCGATGCTGCCGAATACAAAATGTGGGGCAACGGTGTGGCTCTCCCCTGCGTATGGTTTGTCCTTGCGGGAATCGTGTATAACGCACAAAGCGAAGCCGAAAAATCCGGTACATAATCTACCGGAAAAACGGTAAAAATGACTGGATATTCTCCGCTTTCAGAGTTAATATGTGACTACCAAAAAAACAGGAGGATTACATTCATGGGAATTCATTTTCATGTTCCGGGCTGCAAGCGCAAGGAACTGGCACAGGAAATCGGCACATGGCTCGGGTGCGAAACAAAATACCTCGGTGTTCCAAGCTGTGCCTATCGGGTTGGCTTTGCCACCGTTGATAAGGATGGCAATTTTACGGTGGACAGTGCCGCAGACGAAGAAACGGTCGAGCGGCTGATTGAGCATCTGTACGATGCGGGCATTGAAAGCGATGACGGGGAAAGCACGGAAGAATCGAGAATTTGCGTTTCCGTTCCCGAAAACCTGCTCCCGACCGCAGCAGAAGAAAATCTTCGTGCAATCGTAACTTCAAAATGCGGTCTTTTTAAGGCGGCATTCGGAGTGAACACCCTTCCGATAGAACGGGAGAACGGGAAAGTCTGTTTTCCGTGGTTACGGAGCGATGCCTCCCCGGAGGAAATCCGCGCATTCGACCGTTTCATCTGCGCACTCTGTGAAATGGCACGGAACGCAAAGCGGGTCACCGCAAAAGTGCATCCGAACGACAATGCCAAATATGCCATGCGCTGCTTCCTGCTCCGTCTGGGATTTATCGGCGAAGAGTACAAAGAAACCCGTAAAATCCTCCTCCGCAACCTGGCGGGCAGTTCCGCCTTCAGAAGCGGTCAGCGGTCGGAGGCGGAAGTATGCAAATGATCTCAAAAGAAGCCCTACACGCCCTTCGTGAGCGGTTTCTGAGGGGCACACGGGTCGAGCTTGTGAAAATGGATGACCCGCAAGCACCGCCCGTCGGCACGAAAGGAACCGTGCTGGGCGTTGACGACATCGGCTCCGCCATGGTTGCCTGGGATAACGGGAGCCGGCTGAGCGTTGTTTACGGTGAGGACTTCTGCAGGGTGATTTCTGATGAAAAAAAGCTCTGAAAACTGCTGCAATATCAGCCGTTTTCAGGGTAAAAGACTGTGTATTATATTTCTCCGAATTGACTGGATATTTGTGTGCTTTAGAGTTAATATACACACAACGAAGCGGGGGCTCACCCCAAAACGGAGAAATGAAAATGAATGCAAAAGTCGAAAATCAGATTGCCAGCATGAAAAACCAGACCGTAGGAGTTGAAGTCGAAATGAACAGCATTACAAGGGAGCAGGCAGCCCGCACGGTTGCAAAATTCTTCGGGACAACAGCCTGGAATGCTGCCAGTGAATACGGTTACTGCTCCTGGGCTTGTAAAGACACGGACGGCAGAGTTTGGAAGTTCCAAAAGGATGTCAGCATTGCCGGTCCAGAGAGTGAAAAGTGTGAAATGGTCACACCGATTCTCACCTATTCCGACATAGACACCTTACAGGAAATCATCCGGATTTTACGCAAGGCAGGAGCCAAAAGCGATGCCACCAGAGGATGCGGCGTACATATTCACATCGGAGCGAACGGTCACACACCGAAAACGCTGCGCAATCTTGCCAACATCATGGCAAGCCATGAAAGTCTCCTCTCGGATGCACTTGCCCTTGACCGTAATCGGGTGGCAAGATACTGCAGGACGGTCGACCCCGATTTCCTTCGGGAACTGAACCTGAAAAAGCCCACCACAATGGCACGGTTTGCGGACATTTGGTACACCAGCCAAAACGCGGATTTCGGACGGACACAGCACTACAACGGCAGCCGATACCATATGCTCAACTACCATGCCACCTTCACAAAAGGCACAGTCGAGTTTCGGCTCTTTCAGTTCGATGCTCCTGCCGACGGAAAGCAAAACGGTCTTCACGCAGGACAGTTGAGAAGCTATATTCAGCTTTGCCTTGCCCTTTCCGAAATGGCAAAAGAGGTCAGCGGAGCCTCAGCAAAGCCTCAGCAAAATGAAAATCCCAAGTATGCCATGAGAACCTGGCTTCTCCGCCTTGGATTCATCGGTGATGAATTCAAAACCGCAAGAGATATTCTGACGAAAAGACTTCCCGGCGATGCGGCATTTCGCACCGCCAGGGTTTGAGGAGGTGAAGGCAATGAAAAAGTACTACCTCGCATACGGCAGCAACCTCAATGTACGGCAAATGCGGTTTCGGTGTCCGAATGCAGTTCCCGTCGGTACGGCAACCCTTGACGGATACCGCCTCCTTTTCAAAGGAAGCAAAACAGGGGCTTACCTAACGGTTGAACGGCACCGCGGCTCCACCGTCCCGCTCGGCGTATGGGAAGTCGATGAAACAGACGAGAAAAATCTGGACCGTTATGAAGGCTATCCTGCCTTCTATTACAAAAAATCCGTAAAACTGAATGTCCGCAGTCTTTACGGTGACCGTGAGCAGATTCTGGACGCCTTTCTGTATATCATGCATGAGGAAAGGCACCTGGGACTGCCGTCTGCACAGTATGTATCGGTTTGCAGACAAGGCTACACGGATTTCGGCTTCAATGAAAAATTTCTCCGCAGAGCACTTGCGGACAGTATGGGAGACAAAAAATGAAAACAGAAGAACGAAGCAACATCAAAATCTGCCCGAAATGCGGACAGCATTACACCGGACACCCCGCCCTTTCCAGAGTCGACAACGCAACACCGATTTGCCCCGAATGCGGAATTCGTGAAGCTCTTGAAAGTATCGGCATCACTCCCGAGGAGCAGGAGGAAATTCTCGACCTGCACCGCAGCCGGCTGTAACAGGTATCCGTTATAAATAAGCAAATCCGAGAAAGGAGCCAATTGGCTCTTTTCTCTGTTATACCGGAAAGACCGCATCGGGTCTTATTTTTATGCCCGCAGAAAGGAGACGGTTTCCGTGCGAAAACTGAAAAAATATAAACCGACGGCATTTATGGCAAAAGGTTCGCACTACGATAAGCCAACCGCCGACTATGCCGTATCCTTTATCGAGGCGCTCTGTCATACGAAAGGCACATGGGCAGGAAAGCCGTTTGAACTGATGGACTGGCAGGAACAAATCATCCGGGACGTGTTCGGGACACTCAAACCGAACGGGTATCGGCAGTTCAACACCGCATACATTGAAATTCCCAAGAAAAACGGAAAATCCGAACTTGCCGCAGCGGTTGCGCTTCTTCTTCTCTGCGGCGACGGTGAGCAGCGCGCCGAAATCTACGGCTGTGCCGCTGACCGTAACCAGGCAAAAATCGTATTCGATGTTGCCGTGGACATGGTCCGGTTCTGCCCCGCTCTTGAAAAGCGTGTCAAAATCACCGAGTCGCAGAAGATCATCGAATACCTGCCGACCAAAAGCAAATATCAGGTGCTGTCTGCGGATGTGGCAAACAAACACGGCTTCAATACCCACGGGGTTATCTTCGACGAGTTACATACACAGCCAAACCGGAAGCTCTACGATGTCATGACGCAGGGGTCCGGCGATGCCCGTATGCAACCGCTTTACTTTCTCATCACCACTGCCGGAAACAACACCGAAAGCATCTGCTACGAGGTGCATCAGAAGGCGTTGGACATCATCGAAGGCAGAAAAATCGACCCGCCCTTTTACCCTGTCATTTACGGTGCCGGGATGGATGAAGACTGGACTGACCCAAAGGTATGGAAAAAAGCCAATCCCTCTCTCGGAGAAACCATCGGTATAGACAAGGTCAAAGCCGCCTGCGACTCGGCAAAGCAGAACCCCGGTGAGGAGAATTCCTTCCGTCAGCTGCGCCTCAATCAATGGGTCAAGCAGTCGGTCAGATGGATGCCGATGGACAAGTGGGATGCCAGTTCTCTTGGCGTATCGGAAGATGACCTGGAAGGTCGTGTGTGTTACGGAGGACTTGACCTCTCGTCCACCACGGATATTACGGCGTTTGTTCTTGTATTCCCGCCGGAGGATGAGACGGACAGATACATCATTCTGCCGTACTTCTGGTTGCCGGAAGACAATCTCCCCCTTCGAGTCAACCGCGACCATGTTCCGTATGATGTATGGGAACGGCAGGGATTTTTACAAACGACTGAGGGTAATGTGGTTCACTACGGTTACATTGAAAAATTCATTGAACGGTTGGGGGAACGGTTCAATATCCGCGAGATTGCTTTCGACCGTTGGGGTGCCGTACAAATGGTGCAGAATCTTGAGGGTATGGGGTTCACGGTTGTTCCCTTCGGGCAGGGTTTTAAGGACATGTCACCTCCCACCAAGGAACTGATGAAGTTGGTGTTGGAGCAGCGCATCGCACACGGCGGGCATCCGGTTTTACGGTGGATGATGGACAACATTTACATTCGCACCGATCCCGCCGGAAATATCAAACCGGACAAAGAAAAAAGCACCGAAAAAATAGACGGTGCGGTTGCTGCCATTATGGCGCTCGACCGTGCGATTCGGTGCGGGAATGTGTCTGCCGAAAGTGTGTACGATGCGCGGGGGTTGCTGTTTCTGTAATAATAAAAATACGGAGAAGCAGTTGTTCACCGCTTCTCCATAAAGAGATTATGTTAAACCTTTACTGAACCGCTATTCTGAGGCAGGAAAGCAAACACTTCCGGGGGTTCTGTCGTCCAAAGTTTCATAACATCGAGCTGATGCTTTGTCAGTACCGCTCTCGGATTGGATATCCTGCAAAATGCAGTCTTGAAATTGGACAGACTTCTGCTCTGTGTAATGTCTGTAATTCTCTCCGCATCGGTAGCGCGGATAATCTCATCTTCAAGGTTCTGCACCTGCGGTAGAAATACCAACTTGGATTTTCCGCAATAAGTTTTAATATACTCAATATTTTTTCTGAGTTTTTCGGTAATCGGCACATCGGTATCGAAAACAAAAACCACCGTAGTACCGGGTTTCACCGTCATCAGAACAGATCTCGGAATGTAGGTTGAAATGACATTCAGCACCTTGGTCTTGCCCGGAGTAATGAGTTCCGGTTTCTCTTTGAGTGCCTTTATAAACACCTCATCACAGGAGCCTTCGCAAAAATAGATGCAGTTATTCCCGCTCATGGTCCCACCCCCTATCGAGAGAATCCAAAAGCGATTCATTGGGAAGCGAAGCGAAAACATCGTTTTCAACTGCACACCGAATGGAATCCGTGTTGCGCTTGAGAATATCGGAAGCAAAAATTACAGACACCGTTGCTTCGCCATTCTCTACGGTTTTGCGCAGAAACGCAAAAGAATGCTTCGGAAGATTCAAATCAAGCATATCCGTATTGTGCGTAGTAAAGATCAGTTGCTCATTCTCTTTCAGACAGTCAGCCATAATACCGAAAATGCGCTTTTCAATATCTGTTTGCACATACGAAAAATGCTCATCGCAATAATAAAAGCTGTTAGCTTTCGACATGATTGCAGCTAAGAAGATCGCAATATCGACACCCTCTGCGGTTCCGCTCGACAAAACATCCCGATTGAGCAGTTTACCGTCCTGAATGATAATTTCGGTTCCTTTTCTTCGGATGATAAAAGAATCCCGCAAATCCTTTGATTCAGATACATCGGTCAATGTCGGGTCAAGTGTTCCGATAACAGCTCGCAATGTACGGAGTAATGTTTCCTTCTTTACACCGGAAAGATTCAGGGTAGACTCTATTTCGGGATAAGCAAACCGATAGTTGAGTTCGCCGAATACCTCCCGAAGTGTTTTCACTTCGGCATTGGGTAGTATCGATTTTTCACCGAACTTAGCAACGCATCTTTCATAAGAGTCTTTTTCGTCGATAACAGCAGAGCAATGACGAAGTTCCACAGCAGCTGTTGCGGCTTCTATGCGTCCTTCAAACCGGTGCAAAACATAACCTTCATTTACAAAATCAACGGAAAATGTCCCGATTGCATTCTGTTCTACCAATTCCAAGAGCAACGCCGTATTACCGGTATTGATATACTTGAAAATCTTTGCCAGAGCTTTTCCGAGGCTTGTTTTGCCTGTGGCATTTGCCCCCATCAAAAGCACAACTTTTTTATATCTGAAATTCGGTCTGCCGGCAAGATGTTCATTCTCAATAATGGAATTCACAATTTTCTTCGGATAAGAGAAATTGATATTAAAGTCCGAAAAGCCCAAGATGTTTTTCAGCATTACATTTAAAACGATCATGGCTACCTCCAATAATATTAGTTCGTATTTTACGAAGTAATTATACCACAATTGCAACCGGAATTCAAGTGGTAAAATATATTATTTTCGCTTTTTACGAAAATATTTTTGTTTCTTTCGCCTTTTTATAAGGATACGCCAAGCCAACAGTACAAATAACACCCGAACAGTAATTTCAAAGGAGGATATCTTTCGTGGGTCTTTTTTCCGGGCTGTTCCGCTCACGGGACAAGCCTCAAAACAGAACAACCGGCAGTTCCTACGCTTTTTTCATGGGCGGCTCGACTGCCGGAAAAGCAGTCAATGAACGCTCTGCCATGCAAATGACAGCCGTATATGCCTGTGTGCGCATCCTGTCGGAGGCCATCGCGGGACTGCCGTTGCACTTATACGAATACGGTTGCGATGGCAGCAAGGAGAAAGCGGTGGAACATCCGCTGTATTTCCTGCTTCACGATGAACCGAACAAAGAAATGACAAGTTTTGTTTTCAGAGAAACGCTGATGACGCATCTGCTCCTCTGGGGCAACGCTTACGCACAGGTTATCCGCAACGGTAAAGGTGAAGTCATTGTCCTCTATCCCCTGATGCCGAACCGAATGGAGGTTAACCGCACAGACAAGGGGCAGCTCTACTACCAATACACAACATCTTCCGATGATGCACCCACGGTGGAAGGTTCCACCGCAGTGCTGATGCCGGAGGATGTTTTGCATATACCGGGGCTTGGCTTTGACGGTCTCGTCGGATACTCTCCGATTGCCATGGCAAAGAACGCCATCGGACTCGCCATTGCAACAGAGGAATACGGTGCAAAATTCTTTGCAAACGGCGCAGCCCCGAGCGGTGTGCTGGAGCACCCCGGCACCATCAAAGATCCGCAGCGTGTACGGGATGCCTGGATGAGTCAGTTCAGCGGATCCCGAAACGCCGGCAAGGTGGCGGTCCTGGAGGAAGGCATGAAATACACGCCCATCTCCATTTCTCCGGAACAGGCACAGTTCCTGGAAACACGAAAATTTCAGATCAACGAGATTGCGCGGATTTTCCGTGTCCCGCCTCACATGGTGGGTGACTTGGAAAAGTCCTCGTTTTCCAATATCGAGCAGCAATCGCTTGAGTTCGTAAAGTATACGCTTGACCCCTGGGTTATCCGATGGGAGCAGTCGCTCCAACGGACACTTCTCTCTTCGGAGGAAAAGAAGCGGTACTACTTCAAATTCAATCTGGAAGGGCTGCTTCGGGGAGATTACGCAAGCCGTATGACGGGCTATGCAACGGCACGGCAGAACGGATGGATGTCTGCCAACGACATCCGTGAGCTCGAAAATCTCGACCGGATTCCCGCCGAACTCGGCGGCGATCTCTATCTCATTAACGGCAATATGCTCCCGCTCGGCAATGCAGGTGCTTTTGCAAATCTCAATTCTCAAGCAAAGGAGGAAGAAACAACCGATGAAAAACAAAAAGTTCTGGGCGTGGAAGAACCAAGCCGACACCGAATCGGAACGGGCACTTGAACTGTACGGCACCATTGCGGAAGAATCCTGGTTTGACGACGATGTCACGCCGCAGATGTTCCGGGATGAACTGTTTGCCGGCACCGGTCCCGTTACCGTATGGCTGAATTCTCCGGGCGGTGACTGTGTTGCCGCAAGTCAGATTTATTCCATGCTCATGGATTACCGCGGGGATGTTACAGTCAAAATCGACGGCATTGCCGCCAGTGCCGCTTCCGTAATTGCGATGGCGGGCACGAAGGTTCTGATGGCGCCGACTGCCCTGATGATGATTCACAATCCCATTACCGTGGCATACGGCAACACCGCCGATATGCAGAAAGCCATCGAAATATTGGATGAAGTGAAGGAGAGCATCATCAACGCTTACGAAATCAAAACCAACCTGTCCCGCGCCAAACTTTCGCACCTGATGGATTCCGAAACCTGGATGAACGCCAATAAGGCAATAGAGCTCGGATTTGCCGATGACATTCTGGAAAACACGAAAAAAGGCGCTGACATTCCCGCTTATGCATTTTCCGGCAAAGCTGCAGAAGTTTCGCTGATGAACAAGCTGCATACCCGTATGGAAACGGATAAAAAGCCTGCCGAACCGGCGATACCGGACAGCCCCGTCGGAACCCCTATCGCAAGTCTTGAAAAAAGACTGAATCTTTTGAAACCTTAAAGGAGGATTTTTATGATGAGTACCGTCAATGAACTGCGCACCCAGCGCGCAAAATCCTGGGAAAAAGCAAACGCCTTTCTGATTGCCCACCGGGACGGAAAAGGCATTCTCTCAGCGGTTGATACCGCCACCTATGAAGCCATGGAACAGGAAATCGTAAACCTCGGTCGGGAGATTGAGCGGCAGGAACGCCTGGATGCCATGGAGCGTGAGATGGCTGTCCCCGTCAGCACGCCCCTTACTTCCAAACCGGAAGCCGCAAAGCCCGCCGATACCAAGGTCGGCCGTGCATCCGACGCATACAGAAAAGCGTTCTGGAATGTCACCCGTCACAAAGACCGCATCACCCCCGAAATGCGCAATGCCCTCCAGGAAGGAACCGACACCGAGGGCGGTTATCTCGTTCCGGATGAGTTTGAGAAAAGCCTTGTAACCGGTCTGAGCCTCGCCGCCGTTATCCGTTCCCATGCGCATGTCATTACCACCTCAAGCGGTCTGCATAAGATTCCCGTTGTGGCAGCCCACGGGTCCGCTGCCTGGATTGACGAGGAGGGCGCCTATACGGAAAGCGATGAAACCTTCGGACAGGTTCAGCTGGACGCACATAAAGTCGGCACCGTTATCAAGGTGTCCGAGGAACTCCTGAACGATTCCGCTTTTGACCTGGAAGGTTACATTCGTTCCGAGTTCATCCGCCGCATCGGAGACAAAGAGGAGGAGGCTTTCCTCAACGGGAACGGCACTGCCAAGCCGACCGGCATTCTCAACACGACCGGCGGAGCCCAGGTCGGAGTTACGGCTGCGGGAGCCACCGCCATTACCGCAGATGAACTGATTGACCTCTATTACAGTCTCAAGGCACCCTACCGTAAGAATGCCGTATGGGTTCTCAACGACAGCACCGTCAAGGTCATCCGCAAGCTCAAGGATTCCAACGGCAACTATCTCCTGCAGCCTGCACTGAAAGACGGCGAGGTCAGCACCATCCTTGGCAGACCCTACTTCACCTCCGAACACGCCCCCGAAATCGCCGCCGGTGCCAAAACCGTCATCTTCGGCGACCTGAGTTATTACTGGATCGGCGACCGCCAGGGCATTTCTTTCAGACGGCTGAACGAACTGTATGCCGGTAACGGTCAGGTCGGTTTCCTTGCATCCAAACGTCTGGACGGCAAAACCGTCCTGCCGGAAGCCATCAAGGTGCTGCAGCAGAAAGGCACTGCGGCTCCCTCCGGTACCTGATGACGGGAGGCGGCGATGACGGATACTTCGGAGCTTCTCGGCAAGGTGAAACAGAATCTGATTCTGGAACATACGGCAGACGATACCCTGCTTGAGCGCTTCATCATCTCCGCCGTTTCCTATGCCGAAAGTTATCAGCACCTGCCGGAAGGCTACTACGGGAAGAATGCAATGCCCGCCACGACCGAACAGGCGGTCATTATGCTCTCTTCCCATTTTTATGAAAGCCGCGACGGTTCCACGGGCGGATTCTTTGCGGATAACACCAATGCGGCAGCGCAGGTCTGGAATACCGTAAATCTTCTGCTCCGTCTGGACAGAGACTGGAAGGTGTAATATGGGACTCGGTCAAATGCGCACCGCTGTTACGCTGATCCGTACTGTAACGGAAAAGGACAACGAGGGATTTGCCCGGAAAACAGACAAAACCGTTGCCGTCTTTCGGGCTTACCGTGAGGGACGGCACGGTTCCGTCCGTTGGGCAAACCTCGCCGCCTTCTCCTCTGCTACAGACCTGTTTCGTACCCGTGTGCTGCCCGGCATTACGGTTTCGGTCGGCGACACCCTGCTCTGCGGCGAGGAACGCTTCGAGGTTACCTCGGCGGAAAATATCAAAGGGCGCGGAATGTATCTTGAGATTCTTGCAAAGAAGGTGATTCCCGCACATGGCTAAAGTGGATATTCAAATGCCGGATGATTTTCTGGAGAAGCTGTCGCGGCTCGGCAGCCGGACCGATGCAATTGCGGAAACGGTTCTCAAGAGCGGCGGCGAAGTCGTTCTGGAAAAGGTGAAGAGCAATCTGGCATCTGTCATCGGCAGCGGAACCGCATTCCCCAGCCGTTCCACAGGAGAATTGGAAGAAGCCCTCGGGCTGAGCGGTGTTCTTGTGGACAGAGACGGTGACAGCAACATCAAAATCGGCTTTCGGGAACCGCGCCGTGACGGAAACAGCAATGCCAAAATCGCTAATATCCTGGAATACGGACGGCACGGTCAACCGGCTAAGCCTTTTCTGAAGCCGGCAAAAACAGCATCGGAGTCTGCCTGTATCGATGCGATGGTTCGAACTTTGGAGGAGGAAATCAAAAAGATATGAGTATTCTGGAAGAACTTCATACACTTCTTTCCGCTCTCGGGTTTCCGGTAGAAACGGGACATTTCACAGACACTGCACCGGAACGGTATTTTGTAACCGTACCGCTTTCCGACCGTTTTACGCTCCATGCGGATAACCGTCCCGGTGCGAATATCGAAGCAGCACGCATCTCCCTGTTTTCCAAAGGCAGCTACTCCGCGATGAAACAGCGCACGGTCAAAGCCCTGCTGGAAGCGGATTTTACGGTAACGGACCGCCGATACCTGGGCTTTGACAGTGAAACCGGCTATCATCACTATGTGATTGATGCCGCAAAATATTACGAATGGGAGGTATAACCCTATGGCTACCATTGGGCTTGATAAACTCTATTACGCAAAAATCACCGAAGACGAAAACGGTGACGAAACCTATGCTACCCCAAAACTTCTCGCAAAAGCCATCTCCGCCGATCTGTCGGTTGAACTGAACGAGGCAACGCTTTATGCCGATGACGGCGTTGCCGAACTGGTCAAGGAGTTTAAGGGCGGCACGCTGTCACTCGGCATTGACGATATCGGAGCCGATGTTGCCGCCGACCTGACCGGTGCCACAGTCGATTCCAACAAGGTACTGGTCTCCGGCGGCGACGATACCGGCTCCTCTGTTGCGGTGGGATTCCGTGCCAAACGCGCTGACGGCAAATACAAGTATTACTGGCTGTACCGCGTCAAATTCGGCATCCCGGCAACCAACCTTGCTACAAAAGGCGACAGCATCACCTTCTCCACGCCGACAATCGAAGGCACCGTCACCCGACGCAACAAACCCGACGGAAACGGCGCACATCCCTGGAAGGTAGAGGCAACCGAAGGTGACACTGCTACGGCTGCGGTGATTGCCGACTGGTACAAGCAGGTATACGAACCGAAGTACACCGCATCGGAACCTTCTAAAGTCTGAAACGGAGGAAAGAAACGATGAACAGTGACCGTTCTGCCGTCATTCGCATTGGGGAGGAAGAGTATCCCCTGCTTCTGACGACCAAGGCAACAAGAGAAATCGCTGCCCGCTACGGAGGGCTTGAAAATCTCGGCGAAAAGCTGATGAAAAGCGAGAACTTTGAAATGGCGCTCTCCGAAATCGTATGGCTGATTACGCTTCTGGCAAATCAGCCCATCCTGATTCATAATCTGCGCCACAAGGATGAGCAGAAACCTGTCCTGACAGAAGATGAAATCGAACTCCTGACGGTACCTACAGACCTTGCGGAATACAGAACCGCCATCACCGATGCGCTGTATAAGGGAACCAGGCGAAACATCCAAAGTGAGGAGGACGGTTCCCCAAAAAACGGAGCGGTCGGGTAAATGATGAGGAACTGTTTACCCGACTGCTCTATTTCGGGCTGTCGCAACTGCATCTCCCCGTCGATGAAATCTGGCTGATGCCGTTCGGACTGCTTCTCGACCTGTGGGAATGCCACCGGCAGTACACCGGCATTTCCAAACCGCATCGGGAGATTACCATCGATGATATCATTCCGCCCGGAATATGAGTTTTTGTTATCAGAAAGTTATCTGGACTTTCTGCCTCTCTGACGGTATAGTATAGTCAGCAAAGGAGGCAACGATATGACAAATATTCTGAACGAACTGTGGGACGGAGAAATTCATCCGCAGGATTCCCTGATTGACGGAAACGAATACTACAAAGATTTGCAACATCTGCTGTCACGCAACCAGGCGGAGCTTGCCGGAACACTGTCGGATGAACAGAAAGAGCTGTTTGAAAAGTACTGCGACACCCTGGGCGAGATGAACTCCATCTCCGAGAAAGAGGCATTCTCTGCGGGAGTGCGCTTCGCCATGCGACTGGCGGCAGAAACACTGAGCGGAAAATGACGCATCTGTAAAAAATCAAAAAGGGACAACTTTCCTATTGACTTGTGGCTGAATATGGGGTATAATATAGTCACAGGAAAGGAGTTGATACCATGCAGATTATTCCCATGCGCGATTTGAAGAACACAGTCGAAGTGGAACGCCGCTGTGCCGAAGAAAACGGTCCCGTATATGTAACCAAAAACGGATACGGCAGACTGGTGGTCATGGACATCGAGTATTACGAGCGGACAATGAAAAAAATGTATGAAGCCAAAGCGCTGATAGACGGCATTGCGGATGTAGACGCCGGGCGTGTCGTAGACGGAGACAGCGCCATCCGGGATATCAGAAAAAAGTATGGCATTTGAATTCAACTATCAGCTGACAGAAAAAGCTGCGGCGGATTTGGATGCCACAGTCGGCTACATTGCAGGAGGACTTGACAATCCGCAGGCGGCAGCAGAATTTTTGGAAAAACTGCAAAAAGTAATTGACGAAGCACGGATGTTTCCGGAAAGCGGCGCTCCCGTTGAAAACGAGTATCTGCCCTACACCGGTATCCGCAAAAAGCTGATCGGAAACTATATTCTGTATTACCTTCCGCAAATGTCATCCAAAACAATCACCATCTTGCGTATTCTGTACGGCAAACGAAACATCGACGAAATCATCCGTCAACTGGACTTCTGAGTCCGAAAGTTTATATTTCAAAGCATCGGTCAAAACGGCCGGTGCTTTCTTTATGCTCGGAATCCCCGGGCTTTTTTACTGCCGCAAAGGAGGTGACGGGAATGGCAGACAGCAAATTCGGACTGAAAATCGGACTGGAGGGCGAAAAGGAATTCAAGCGCTCCCTATCCGAAATCAACCAGTCTTTTAAAGTTCTCGGTTCCGAGATGAAACTGGTGGATTCGCAGTTCGACAAAAACGACACCTCTACCGAAGCTCTGACCGAACGCAATCGGGTTCTCGGAAAACAGATTGACGCACAAAAACAAAAAATCGAGATTCTTCGGTCTGCGCTCCAAAATGCCGCCTCTTCCTTCGGCGAGAACGATCGCCGCAACCAGGCATGGCAGATCCAACTGAACAACGCACAGGCCGCTCTGAACGGCATGGAGAAGGAACTCCGGCAAAACGAAGCCGCACTGGACGGTACCGCCGACGGAATGTCCGAAGCCGCAAAAGGCACAGACCGACTCGGTGACGAACTGAAGAGTACCGGCAAGGAATCGGACGAAACCGGAGGAAAATTAGAAAACCTCGGTAAAGTCTGCACAGCCGTCGGTGTTGCGGTAACTGCCGCCTGCGCCGCCATTGCAGCCGCTGCCGTTTCTGCCGGGAAGGCTCTGATTCAGATGTCCGTTGACGGTGCCGCCTTTGCCGACGGCGTTCTGACGGAATCCACCGTGACCGGGATTGCCACCGACAAACTGCAGGAATATATGTACGCAGCAGAACTGGTGGATGTATCAACCGAAACGCTCACCAAATCCATGGCAAAGCAAATCAAGAGCATGAAAGCGGTTCAGGACGGCACCAAGCTATCGGTGGAAGCCTATGAAAAATTAGGGGTTACGGTCCTTGATGCAGACGGCAATTTGCGGGACAGTGATACGGTCTACTGGGAGGTCATCGACGCACTCGGCAAGCTGGAAAACGAAACGGAACGCGATGCGCTCGGTATGCAGATACTCGGGAAATCTGCCCAGGAACTGAACCCGCTGATTACGGCAGGTGCCGCCCGCATGGCAGAACTCGGCAAGCAGGCGCAGGCTGCCGGATATGTCATCAGCGAAGATATGCTGAATGCCTACGGTGCTTTGGATGACCAAATCCAATACCTCAAGGTTGGGTGCGTTGCCGCCAAAAATGCCCTTGGCACGGTCCTGCTCCCCGTTTTAACGAAGCTCGGCGAAGAAGGCGTTGACCTGCTCGGCAAGTTTACAAACGCCATCTTAGGGGCAAACGGCGATATCGATGTTATGTCCGAAAATGTCGCCGCTCTGGTACCGGACATTCTCGCAACGGTTGAGCAGTATATTCCGGCACTTCTGTCTCTCATCGGGAGTCTGCTCGGAGCGGTTCTGAAACTGGTGGTAGACAGTCTCCCCGCCTTGGTGAATGAGATTTCTTCCATCCTGACCTCGGTCCTCGGGGCAATCATTACGGCACTGCCGCAAGTGGTAGATGCTGTTTTGCACCTCATCGGAGCCGTGACGGAAACGGTCCTGAACAATCTTCCGGCGCTGACCGATGCCGTTTTCCGGATTGCATCTTCCATTGTAACCGCCATTCCCGACCTGATGAGCCGGATTGTTACGGCACTGTCGGATGCGCTCCCCGGCATTGCGGATGCCATTCTGTCCGTCGCTCCGATTCTGTTGCAGGCGGTTCTCGACACGGTAGCCGGCATTGCGGACCTTCTTCCGAAGATATTGGAAACGGTAATCGCACTGATTCCGGAACTCATCAACGGAACCGTGTCCGCCCTGTCCGCATCTCTACCCAGAATTTTCTCTGCAATCGTGAAGTTTATCAAGCAACTGGTGCAGAAGCTCCCGACACTTCTGAAAGCCGTCGTGACACTTATCCCCGCACTGATAGCAGAACTCTCTGCGGCAATTACGGACAACCTGCCGATGATTGCGGAAGCGGTTCTTTCCGTCGTCACATCCGTGGCAGAGATGCTGCCGGAACTGATTCGCATGCTGTCCGGCATCATTCCGGGTATCGTTCAAAGCCTTATCGGCGCACTGACTTCTGCACTGCCGACTCTTTTGAATGCCGTGATGCAGGTTGTTTCTGCCGTTGTGGAATTGCTCCCGGAGATCATCCGCCTGATTGCGGAAATGATACCGCAAATCATCTCCGGCGTTGTTTCGACCCTGCTGACCTGTCTTCCGCAAATCATCAGCACCCTGGCCGGCGCACTGACGGAGGCAATTCCGCTCCTGATTGATACGGGAGAGCAGCTACTGTCCTCTATCGTTACCAATCTGCCAAGCATTCTGACGACCGTTCTGGATGCGGTTGTGACAGTGGTGATGGGCATCATTGACACTCTGCTTGAAAATATCCCCGGAATTGTGGAAGCCGGCGTCTCCCTGATCTCTTCCTTGGTCAGCGACCTGCCGCGCATCATTCAGTGTATTCTGGACGCAGTTCCAAGCATCATCACCTCCCTTGTGGACTCTGTCCTGGGCGCAATTCCTCAGTTGATCGAAGCCGGCGTAAAGCTGCTGACCGCCCTCATTGAGAACCTGCCGCTGATTATTACGACGGTCATCGCCGCTGTTCCGAGCATCATTTCCGGTATCGTAACAACCGTACTGAAAAACATTCCTCTCATCATCGAAGCCGGAGTTCAGTTGCTGATTTCCCTGGTGCAGAATCTGCCTGTTATCATTGCCGAAATCGTAAAAGCCGTCCCGCAGATTGTTACCGGAATCGTCCGTGCATTCGCTGACGGTGTCGGCAGGATGAAGGAAGTCGGTGTGAACCTCGTAAAGGGGCTGTGGGAAGGCATCCAAAGCCTTGCCGGATGGCTGTGGGACAAAGTCTCCGGATGGGCGGGTGATCTTTGGGACGGTATCTGTGACTTCTTCGGCATCCACTCTCCCTCCCGAAAAATGGCATGGGTCGGAGATATGCTGATGACCGGTCTTGCCGGTGGCATCGATGCATCATCGGAAGATGCCGTATCTGCCGCACAGGATACTGTAAACAGCCTGAACAGTGTCTTTGACGGGCTGAGTGCGGATATGCAAACGGTTCTCCCGGAAGCACAGTATCCCGAAAGTTCCGGCAGAAGAGCATCCACTGCCACTCCGGCTACAGCGGGCAGTTTTGTTTTACAGCTGAGCATTACAAACTTCAACAACTATTCCGGCGAAGACATTTCCGAACTGACAGAGGAAATCATGCAAACCGCCGGAGCATTTGTCAAACGGAAAGGAGCGGTTTTCGCATGAACTGGTTTTCCTATAACGGGGTCCGCTCTGCAGAGCGATACATTCGCATATCCGATAAAGACATCTTCTCCGGACCGAAATATGACAGCACAATACAAAGTATCCCAGGGCGCGACGGCGACCTTATTTGTCCAGGCGGTCGGCTCGGCAATGTTTCTCTTTCTTACACCTGTTTCGTTCCCGCAAAAAGCGTAGCCGAATTGGAGGAACGGCTGACCGATGTCAAAGCCTGGCTTTACGCCGAACCTGACCGTTACCATGAACTTTTCGACAGCTACGACACCGGATTTTTTCGCCGTGCGGTATTTAACAGCAAACTGGATATCTCGGAGGAATGTCGCAAAATCGGTGTGTTTACCGTCAGTTTCTCCTGCTACCCCCTCCGGTTTCTCCGGACGGGACAGGAAAAGCTGACATTTACGGAATCCGGTTTTGTTCTGACCAATCCCTTCCCGTTTCCTGCCAAGCCGTATCTGAAGGTTCTCGGGCGCGGAAGCGGAAATCTGACCGTGCAGTCTCCGTCGCACAATGCAACCTGGAGTTTCTCCACACTGGACGGATACACCGAATGCGATTCCGAGCTGATGAACTTCTACCATGACACCGAAGCAAAAAACGATACCGTAGCCGGGGACGGATTTCCCCTTCTGTATCCCGGCGAGAACACGGTTTCCTTCGACGGTAAAATTACCGGAGTGGAAATCATTCCGAGGTGGGCAACCGTATGATACCGATTCTTTTCAAAGCGAATGCCTTCGATTTTTCCACTTACGGCATCGGTCCGCTTCCGGATACCGTTTCCTGCGAAGTCACGGAAGAAAGAAACGGAGCTTACGAGTGCGTCCTCAAGTATCCGACAAGCGGTCGAAACTATCCGGAACTGCGAAACGAGCGCATTGTAAAAGTAAAACCGAACGACACCGCCGCCAACCAGGCCTTCCGCATTTACCGCATCACAACACCCATAAACGGGATTGTTACCGTATATGCACAGCATATCTCCTATGACCTGTCTGGCATTCCGGCACCGCTCAGGGAAAGTACCTCTACTCCCCCGCAGTTTGCCGTTGAACAGGAATTTGAAAATGCTCCGATCCCTCACCGTTTTACCTTCCGAACCGATTATACGGAACCGAAACCGTTCTCTGTGGACAGACCGAAAAGTCTGCGAGCCATGCTCGGCGGTTCGGAAGGCTCTCTGATGAATCTTTGGGGCGGTGAGTTTGAATGGGACAATTACCGGGTCATCCATCACAGAGAACGCGGAGTCAATGCAGGCGTTGTCATTGAATACGGAAAAAACCTGACAAAACTGGAACACGATGCGGATGCCGGTGAAGTTTACACGGATCTTCTCCCCTATGCGGTATCGACCGCCGAGGACGGCACGGAAACCGTGATTACGCTCCGGGAACAGTTGCTCCCGATTGTTGCGGAGAACACGGCACGGCGGAAAACACTGATCCGGGATTTCACGGATTCCTTTTCCTACGGCACCGCAGTAACGGAGGAGATGCTCCGAGAGCGTGCCGTAAAATTTCTGCAAAACAATCCGCTCGGTGTGGAAACACCCACGCTGACCGTTGCTTTTGAGCCGCTTTGGAAACAACCGGAATATGCGGCAGTCTTCGAGCGTGTTTCCCTGTGCGACACCGTTACCGTCCGGCATTCCGAACTCGGCATTTCGGTACATACCAAGGTCATCAAAACCGTATACGACACACTGTCCGAAAAGTATGTATCGGTCACACTCGGCTCTGCCAAAGCCAACCTGATGAAAACCGTCAGCGATACGGCAGAGCGTGCAGAGGAAGCGGCCGCCAAAATTGACCGCTTTCCAAGCCTGATGAGTTCGGCGATCAGTCAGGCAACCAAGCAAATCACCGGTCAGAACGGCGGATATGTCGTCCTGCGCAGCGGAAGCAACGGACAGCCGTATGAACTTCTGATACTGGACAAACCAACCGTGGAGGAAGCCGTGAATGTCTGGAGGTGGAATGTCGCCGGTCTTGGCTTTTCCTCACACGGCTACAACGGTCCCTTTGAAACCGCCGTTACGGCCGACGGTCAGATTGTTGCCGACTTTATCACTTCCGGAACCCTTGTTGCCAATATCATAAAAGCCGGAACGCTTTCGTCGCAGGACGGCTCCTCCTATTGGAACCTGGACACCGGCGAAGTGGTACTGCGCGCCTATGCGACTGTTTCATCCGTTGAAGAAGCAAACGAACGCATCGATGAAATCAACGGGCAGAAAATGTACCGTCTTGTGATAACATCATCCAACGGAAACAATTTCAAGAACGGTGCAATACAGACTACCCTGTCTGCTGTTGTGTACTCCTGGGATAAAAACATCACGGATACCCTGGACCCCAATCAGTTTCTCTGGACGCGTGTTTCGGATGACCCGGTATCCGACCGGGAGTGGAACGGCAGACATTACGGCGGGACAAAAACCGTTGAGATTACGAAAGACGATGTTTATGTCCGTGCCACCTTTTTCTGTGACCTCATCGATACTACAACCCGTCAAAGCCTTTTATAGGAGGTAACCCATGGCAACAACCGAACCAACCACAGATACCGGTCAGACACCGGAAAACAATCAAAAGGAGACAACTCATATGAGCAAAGCACAAGGACAGTTTACCATTATCGACTACAATGACGCACTGACTCTGACAGGATACATCGGCTCAAATCACGCCAAGACACAGATGTACAACCCGGATAACGGAACCTACACGCCGAACTGGGCATCCACCAATCTGGTACTGATGCCGAGCCTGTATGTCATCGGCACGACAACCGATCAGATTGCATCCGCCAATGTCACCTCGGTCAAGTGGTATGTGGGAAGCAGTACCACTGCCATCACCGCCAACAGCACTTACGCACTGAGCGGGGCAAAAAGCCACATCCTGACCGTTAAAGCCAACACAATGGCAGGTCAGCCCGGTATCGACTACCGCTGCGTCATCACCTACAAGGATGCCTCCACGGGGCTGACCATCACGCATCCGCTCTCCATCAGCCTGTCGCGCGTTGTAAACGGCGGCGGTATTGTTGACCTGATTGTCACAACCCCGAACGGAAATGTATTCAAGAACAGCGAAATCGCAACCCTGACGGCAAAAGCGGAACTTTGGAGAGGTTCGACCGTTGACACTACGAATGTCACCTACAAATGGGCAATCATGGATGCCTCGGTAACATCGACTTCCGGAACAGGATACGATGCGGCGTTCGGAACCGGCTGGAGAAAACTTTCCGATACAGCCGGCAAATACACCGGAACCGACAAGGACACGCTCACCATCTACGCTGCTGCGGTCGACAGCTACGCCGTATTCCGTTGCGTTGCCACCGACTCGGATTCCGCATCCAACACCTACAACAGCCACTTCACCGATGTGGCAACCTTCATCGACAATGCCGATCCCATCCAGGTTATTATCACTTCAACCGGCGGCGATATCTTCAAAAACGGACAGGGTTCAACTACCCTGACGGCTGTGGTGTACCAGGCAGGCACCGAAATCGATACCGCCGGAAAAGGAACATACACCTGGACCAAATACAACAAGGACGGAACTGTCGATACCGCCTGGGGCACCAACGGCTCCAAAACCGGAAAGACACTTGCGGTATCCACTTCCGATGTGACCGTGAAAGCGACTTTTATGGTAGTCGTAACAATCTGACAGGAGGTGTTTTCGATGCGGGCACAGGCACAGTTTACCGTCCACACGCTGAACGATGTGGTCACTTCCAAAACCGCACCGGAAAATCCTTATGTCGGTCAGCTGTGGGTAAAAACATCTGTATCTCCGCCGACAACCATGGTCTGGAACGGCAGTGCGTGGAAGGAAGCCAACGGAACGGAGAAAATCCGGACAAGCATCTCCACCCTGACAACCAAAGAAGCCACGTTGGAACGGAATCTAAACGGTTTAACCAGTCGGATTTCTTTGGTGGAAACCACGGTTGAAACGGTAGAAAGCGATGCGGCAGAAGCCAAGCAGAACATTCTGGATCTGCAAAGCACGGTGTCGGAGGTCAGCCAAACCGCCTCCGACCTTTCTGTCCGCGTAACAAAAAACGAAACGGATATTTCCTCCCTTTCGGTTTCTGTCAGCGGAATTGCGACACGGGTGTCAACCGCCGAAGGACATATCTCTTCCGTAAAGCAGTCGGTATCCTCTTTGACAACGCGAATCGGGAGTGCTGAGGGCAACATCTCCTCCCTGAAACAGACAGCTACAGAACTATCCGGCGAAATAGAAAAGAAAGCAGATGCGGAGGGCGGGAGTACTTCCTCATTCGGTTGGAAAATTACCGCTGACGGTCTGTACCTCTACTGCAACGGCAAAACGGTTCTGTCGGTCAACCAAACCGGAGTCAGTTTGCTCGGATGCATTACGGCAACCAGCGGAAGCACGAAGAAATATCGGTTTCCAAAAAGCTGTATTTGGGAGACGGTCGGGAATATTACATCAGCCCGAATTACAACGATTCGGATTATTATATCTATCTCCCTGGATTTCGGGTAAACGATGCGTCCGGTGCGGTATTCAGCGGCAAACTGAGCGCACCGAGCGGAACCATCGGCGGGGTTACCATAAACCCCACCCCCCAAAATAAAAACAAA